GCTCCTCCTACAGTTACAGTTCCTAGTAAATTTGTATTACCACTTACAGATACGTCATCTTTGAATGTTGCAGCACCTGCTACTGTAACAGTGCCACCTACAAATAAGTTACCACCTATTGTTGCATTATTAACAGAGATGTTACCTTCTACAGAGGCTGTAATTCCTGTTAAGTTAGAACCATCTCCAAAGAAAGCTGATGCACATACTTTTGCATTAGTTGCTTGAACATTAGCACCACTGATTGTTACTGTTCCACCTATGTTAAGACTAGATGCTAGACTAACTGCACCTGCTATAGTTACTGTAGATCCAAAGTTAGCTGCTCCTCCAACACTGAGTGATGAAGCAAGACTGACTGCTCCTCCGACTGTGACTGTACCTAGTAGTCTTGTATTACCTGATACTGACACATCATCTTTAAAAGTACCTGCACCTGTAGCTAAGAACGTACCACCTACTGAAGTATTACCTGTTACGTCTAGTGTTCCTCCTACAGTTACATTACTCTTTAATGCTGCTGCACCTACGACTGTGACTGTACTTGCAAAGTTAGAAGCTCCTGCTACACTAAGTGAGGATGCTAAACTAACTGCACCACCTATTGTAACTGTTCCACCAATATTTGTATTACCACTAACTGAGACATTATCTTTAAATGTAGCTGCTCCTACAACATTAAGAGTACCACTAACTGATACAAAGTCACCTACATTAATATAACCTGAGACTGAGATGTTTGTTGTAATACCTAACTCAGCTTCTACGTTAGATAGGTTACGTCCATCACCGTAAAAGAATACTGCTGTTACATTACCATTTACATTTACATTACCACTAACTGATACATTATCATTGAATACTGCTGTACCACCTACTGACACATTAGTAGCTACATCTAAGTCTCCACTGACTGATACATCATTCTTAAACTCAGTCTTAGCTGTGAAGGTTCCTGCTCCTGTTACTGCAAGAGTACCACCTAGAGAAGTATTACCTTCTACTGATACATTACCCTTAACTCCTAGAACACCACTAACTGATACGTCATCTTTAAAGGTTCCTTTACCTACGACTGTAACTGTTGAGCTAAACGTACCTGCCCCAGTATTAACCAGTGTGCCACCTATAGAGGTATTACCTGCTACAGCCAAGGCTCCACTTACAGAGACATCATCCTTAAATACTGCTGTACCTGTTACTGTGACTGTCCCATCTATAAGAGCATTACCTACTGAGATACTACCACCAATAGAAGCTGTTAGTCCTGTTAATTCTGAACCATCTCCAAAGTATTTAGCAGCACATACTGTACCTGCTACATGCATTCCTGAAGCTAGACTAGCTGCTCCTGATACTCCAAAGGTTCCATTAACATGTACAGAGTTGGTTGCTATTCTTAATGCAGTCTGAGTACCATCTGCTGTCTGTACGTTTGTTAGAGAGGTTGTAACACCTGTCCCTGTTGTACTTGCATTAACTGTAAGTAATGACTTGTACGTATTAGATATAAGTTTACCATTAAAATCTGTCATATTGCATTCCATGTTCTATTTGCAAGTTGCCACGTTGTATTACCTTCAACAACAACTAAAAGTTCATTAGTTTCTTGAGGAGAAGTAGGACCATTTACCATTGTAATCCACTGTGCATATTGATCCCATGTTATTCCCCTACCACCTGTATCAGGTCTAGGATCTTGTACCATAGGATTGTCTCTAACATCTGGCACTTGATTTAATGGACTATTCTTTAAGTCATACTGTCCCTCAAAGTCTTCAGGACACACAAGTAATCCATAACTGTTTAATCTCATTACACTACGTTGATACACAAATCCACATGTATCACACATAGCTAATACGTTTGTTGTCTTACCTCTTGACATTAAGTATAAAATGTCAGTCTAGGTAACAAGTAGAGAGAAGCACGTTCACGATCTTCTTCCATTGCTCTAGCTAACATTTCCTCATAGTTTGTTTTTAACATTGCTATTCTAGTGTCTGGTACAAGAGGACGCTTCATAGACATATAGTAAGCTAGTCCCATTGTCAAACACGGTAAAAATCTTTTAGGTAGATCTGCATTCTGATCAGCAGACTTATCTACATCAGTCATATCACTTACTGTTTCTATCTTAAGTACATCTGTAGCATTCTCTGGTATAGGCCACACTGATAGTGTAGGGTTATCTCTACCTCTACGTATGCTATACTGAGATGGTCTACCTGTTTGAGTTGGTGCAGGTATGATTAAGTATTCTTCTGGAGTAATCCTTGTAAGCTGTATGTCTGTATTATCTCTGCTGAGTACAACCTCAAGAGCATTAATAGTATTGCTACTTAGTTCATATGATGTCACACTGGTTGCTAGAGTTACAGCCGTTGTTCCTGTAGTCCATAGAAGTATACCTCTGTTCTGCCAATCCTTAAGCATAAGGTTAATAGAACGTCTTGCAGAAGCAGGTTCATGACCAAGGGTATCTTCTCCCCCTATCATCTCACTAGCCTCTTGTATAACTTCATCTATGTCTAGATTAAAGTTGTATGTTCCTGATACTGCCATTATGCTGTCCTAAATTTTCTTGTTTTCTTTGCTATCTTCTTAGGTTGTTTAACGAACTGCTTTCCTGCAGCAGTCCCTTTCCTCTTTGCTTTCGTGGTTGCTGCATACTCCTTTGATGACAGGCTTTTGATTGCCTTCGCTGGAAGATATCTTTCTCCTGTCTTGCTTGACGGTTTCCCTGACTTGGTTCTCCATTTTTGCTTGCTCCACTTACTTAGTTTATTACTAGACTTTTTCTTTGGTCCTGAGTATGTTCCACCTGAACTTTTATAATACTTAACTGCTAGTTGCATTGCCCTTGCTGAATGCTTACCACCCATCTTAGCTTTTGCTCTAGCTTTAGCAGCAGCCCATTTCTTAGGATCTCTTTTAGTAGCTGTACCACTAGACTTTTTTACTGCCATTACTTTTTATGTACCTTCTGAACTTCAAAGCTTGCTTTCTTAGAAGCACCTCTATGTGCTTTATAACCAGCAGAAGGGTTTTTCATAAGCTTAAAACCTTTACCAGCTTTCATCCAGTGGTATCCTTTAGGAGCATCTACAGCTTTTCTCATTAACATCTCCATCTTTTTCTAGCTTGTCTAAGTCTGCTATTTGGATTCTTAGCAGCCTTTGGAAATTTCTTCATCTGTCCTGCTGATCTAGCACAGTAGCTCTTACGCCTTGATGCTCTCTTACCAGTAGGTTTCTTTTCAGTTACGGCAGTCTTTAGTTTAGATCCGGGATTCTGTCTTCTATATTTAGCAACACCCTTGGCAGTCATACCAGCACCAGACTTAGTAGGACGTTTCTGTCCTCCTCCTATGGTCATGCCCTTCATATTACTAGGCTTTCTTTTTTTCTTAGTCTTCGCCATAAGTGTTCCTGTATTTCTGTACTAGATAATCACAGTAATCTTGAAACCATACATGCCAATCTTTGTAATCTTTTCTATCTGGCTTATGTATAGTAAAGTCTATCTTATCAGTATTACCGTAATCCATTAGTACATCTTATTAGAATAGGTAGCTTTACCAAATCCTCGTAAGGCTTTGCCACCACCTCTACGAAAGACTACTTTCTTTCTAGGTTTAGCTGGTCCACCCATGTTACGTTTAATCATACCACCTTTTTTCTTACTTACTTTACCGCCAACTTTACGATCTTCTCTATCTTCTATAGGTGTGCTATCTAATTCAATAGTACCACCGAAAGGTGTTTTCATTTTTCTTACACCAGTTGGCCCTAAAAATATTCCTTTTGGCCCTGATATTTTTTCAAACCCTAAGAAACTTTCTTTTTTAGGTGCAGCTTTCTTTGTTTCTTTAGTTCTGTTCATTGATTCTTTATTACCTCTAGGTGTATACCCCGGAGTTTTTCCAGTAAACTTACCAGCACCTGCATCCTTTTCGTCTTGAGTTCTTTTACTAGTTATTTTTGCAGGTTGATTAGGTTTTGGTCCTCTAGGTTTTATCTTGTTTAGTTTTTCTAATTCATTAGCATTTAATTTCTTCTTACCTGTAGATGTAACTTTCTTTTTTACTACAGGAGCTTTAGCTCTAATACTAGGATGCCCCGGAGACTTCCTTTTATCTGAAGGTGTTAAAGCTACACGTAATTGTTCTACTTGTTTTTTACTATAAGTTTCATCTTTAGGTAAATTCTTTTTAATTTTTGTAGATGTTATACGTTCTTTAGGACCAATCATTTTTTTAAGTTTAG